ATCGTTTCTTACCAACCGTTGCATACGGTAGACAGTTTTACACTGAATCGAGCCTTCTTTAGGCAAGATATAATAGGAGCGAGTCAACAACCGCACATCTATATGGACCCCACCACATCATTGGGTGGTGATATGGTACTCCCTTTCTTCTGGGAGAAAAATGCCTTGTCCATCCCTGATGCCGAATGGCAGGAAATGGGAATTATAGATATACGTGCGTTGACAGACCTTAAGCACGCGAACGGTGCAACTGATCAGGTCACCATTACAGTAATGGCCTGGGCAGAAGACGTTAGTTTGTCCATTCCAACAGTCGCAGACTCGTTGGTTCTCCAGCCTCAGTCTGGAGATGAATATGGCAACGGGCCTATTTCTAGGCCAGCGTCTATATTAGCGCGTGCATCTGGTGCTTTACGGAATGCCCCTGTTATTGGCATGTATGCAAGAGCCACCGAAATGGCGGCAAATGCAGTGTCAGCGATCGCAACTACCTTTGGTTATTCGCGACCGGCAATTCTGGACGACATCGTGCCATACAAACCTACTTTGTTGGGAAATTTGGCAAATACGAATTGTCCAGACTCCACAGTTAAACTAACCGTGGATGCTAAACAGGAAGTGACAGTTGACCCACGGGTCACTGGACTAGGCAATACCGATGAAATGTCAATCACAGGAATAGCATGTAGAGAGAGCTATTTAACGTCTTTTACGTGGTCAACTCTCGCGCAATCCGACGCTTTTCTCTGGAATGCTCGTGTTTCTCCCATGTTATGGGATGAACTGCAAACCGGGAATAATACCGAGATACACATGACAGCCTGTGCATTTGCGACACTACCTTTCAAATATTGGAAGGGTTCTATGAAGTTCAGATTCCAGTTCGTTGCCTCACATTTCCACAAAGGTCGAGTCAGGATAGTGTATGACCCTAACACCGCTGCCGGAGAGTCATTTAACACTTCCTTTCAACAGATAGTGGATATAGCTGAGGAGAAGGACGTAACAGTCGAAGTTGGCTGGGGTGTAAGATGGCCGTATTTACAGCATCAAAACCCTGGTACAGACGCTTTGCCGTTTTCGGTTGGTCCTTTCAATTTCAACGATGAATTGAGTAATGGGGTAATTTATCTGGAAGTCTTAAATAGACTAACAGTCCCCAACTCGTATGTGAACAATAACATTCAGGTGAACGTTTTCGTGTCTGCATGCGATGACTTTGAGGTAGCAAACCCCACGTCTAGTTTCATTGATGACTATTCGTGGGAGCCTACTCCAGCACCAGCGCTTAACGAAATCTTGGAAAACCAGTCAGGTACGATGACCTCAGCAGATCAAGAAGACACAAAAGAGCCTTCGGCTCCAGTCTCATCAACAGTCGAAACGAGGATGGCTGCAAAGCCTGATCCGACAGATGGATTGAATGTAATCTGCTTTGGAGAGAAAATCTCGTCCTTCCGGCAAATGATTAAAAGGTACTCGTTACACACTTTGTTTACGAATACTGCAACCACTGGCCCTAGCATTATTACCAGAACAACAGGTGACTTTCCATTCTACCGAGGATACGTCCCAGGTGGAGCCGCAGTTCATATAGAACCTGTCGGTGGAAATGCGTACAATTACGCAAGAATGACCCTGTTAAATTACCTCACACCTGCTTATGTAGCAAGGAGAGGTGGTATACGCTATAAGACAGTTTGGTTGAACCAATTAGCCTTAGGAAATGTCAATCAATCTCTACACACTGTGGAGAGAACAACTGACGCTACCGGCTATTCACTTACCAACGAGCAATTTTTCATGCTCAATGGTGATCAAAGTGAGCTTGCCGGCCAAGTTCGAAAGTGGGGGCATGGGTATTCTGGAATGGCTGCACAGCCTGTTCTCCAGAACCCTGTCCTAGAGTACGAACTACCATATAACCGCAATCGGCGTTTTTATAACGCAAAAGCCGTCAATATGTCCTTCGGGACAAATGGTAATCAGTATCACACTTACAAGCACTTGTCAAAC